ATGATGGATTGTCAGATGCAGACAGTTTCTTCTACTTTTACTCCGTTTTTTGCTCGCTAAATGAAAGTAAAAGAAAGTACTTTTAGACTTTTGCGTGTAACTTTTAATATAAAGGACTATTAAAATGGCGCGCTCTTATATTAAGAAATCCGAGTACTGGAATAAGAACAAGAAACCAGAAGCTGTTTTGCAAGCTCCAGTAGAGCCAAAACTTGTTGGAGGTTCTTATTTTAACGATATATCAAAAGCTTCAAGAACATCTTCTAGCTCATCTTCGACTAAGAGCAGAATACCAGCCAATGGCACTGATAGTAATATTCGTAGATATGCTCTATTGAGCCAAGGGCTACTACCTTTTGATTTTTCAAAAGATGGCGTAGATGTTAGAGACTCTATCTTGCTCTGTCAAAAGGCTTATGCAAATGTCGCGATTGTAAGAAACACAATTGATATTGCCACTGAATTTGCCAATACAGATATTTATCTTGAGGGCGGTACAGAAAGAAGCAGGGAGTTCTTCAGCAAATGGTTTAAGAAAATCAAACTGTGGAAGATGAAAGATCAGTATTTCCGCGAATACTACCGCAGCGGAAATATCTTTTATTATCGGATTGATGGTAAGTTCAATGCCGAAGATTTTAAACTTCTTTCAGGTCTCAGCGAGAACGGGATTGTGAATAATCGCGTCCCTCTTCGCTATATTCTAATTAATCCATACGAGATCGTTGCAAAAATTTCTAGCTCCTTTGCGGAGGCTGTATATGAAAAAGTTTTATCTGAGTATGAACTTGAGAGGCTGAAGAACCCAAAAGATGACGCTGACGTTGAGCTTCTAAAAGGGTTTCCTCCAGAAGTTCAGCAGCAGATAAAGAGCAAGCAGTATTTTAGAGACGGGTTAAAGATGAAGCTCGATCCTCAATATTTGCTTTATTCTTTTTACAAAAAACAAGATTACGAGCCTTTCGCCATTCCCTTCGCCTATCCTGTTTTAGAAGATGTCAACGCAAAGATCGAACTAAAGCATATCGATCAAGCGATTTCCCGTACCGTCGAAAACGTTATTCTTTTGATTACGATGGGTGCGGAGCCAGATAAGGGCGGAATTAATCCTGCCAATATGACGGCAATGCAAAACCTTTTCATGAGCGAAAGTGTTGGTCGCGTTCTGGTTTCTGACTATACCACAAGAGCCGAGTTTGTTATTCCTGATCTTAAAAAGGTGGTGGGCGAAGAGAAATATAAGATCTTGAATCAAGATATTAAAGAGGGCTTAATGAATGTGCTGCTTGGAGAGGAGAAGTATAATGGTCAAAATGCAAAGATTAGCTTCTTTATGGAGCGTTTGAAAGAAGCGAGAAACTCTTTCCTGAATGATGTTCTCCAGCCTGAAATTATCCGCATTTCAAAGGATCTGGGATTCAGAGCTTATCCTACAGCTAAGTTTACCGAGATCGACTTGAAGGACGAGACTCAGTATATGAGAACGATCTCTCGCTTGATGGAGCTTTCTATCCTTACTCCAGAGCAAGGTATCGAAGCTATTCAAACAGGTAAATTGCCGGACGCGCGCGCCCTCGCGCCCGCGCAGGAGCAGTTCCTTTCTGAGAGAGAAAAAGGTCACTATAATCCAATTGTTGGTGGTGTTCCAGTTATGTCTTCTGATGCTCCAGCTACTCCTACCGCAGCCCCAACTAATGGCGTTGCCGGAAGACCCTTGGGCACTCCTAACCAAGCTTCGCGCAAAGATATTCAAGCAGTTGTTTATGAGGTTGATGCTTTTATGAAAGCCTCAGAAGACTTTGTTGCTAATAAGTTCAAGGTAAAGAAGTTGTCAAAGCAGCAAAAGCAGAGTGTTGTAGATCTATGCAAGAAAGTTGTAGCCTCTTCGGACAGACAGAACTGGGTTCCAACCCTGCAAAAGTGTATGGCTGATCTTGATGAAATTGAGAAACTGAAGCCTTTGCCCCAAGTTTCGCAGACTGCGGATGAATTTTTATTAGAAGAATATTCTGCGGCAATTTTTTATCATTCTGCTGTAAAGTAATATATGTCTTTTAAATACAAAACAAGATTAGACGGGATTTCTTTTGCCTGTCATAAACTTGGGGACACAGATTTTCCACTACTTTCCAAAGCTTCGTTAGACGAGTTAAAAAAACTTTCACCCAATATCGACGTAGAGAATAACCCAGACTTACTTGGGGTTTCATTCAATCTTGCTGTCCCGAATATGATCAACAACAATGGCGACGGCATTTCGGGCGCTACCGCTTCGAAGATCGCCAAAAGATTCCTGCACAAGTATCTCAATATCGAGCATAACAAAAAGAGAGTTGTCGGGCATATTACTAATTATTCGTTTAATGACTTTAAAGATAACAAGTTTATGAGCGACGATGAAGCCGCTCAAACCCTTGATCCAATTTATCTTTCAGTTGCAGGTGTTATCTACAGAACTGTTGATAAGTCCTTTACATCGCTGATGTTACGCAATTCTGACAAGAACGACAAGTTTAACAACGCCATCTCTGCAAGCTGGGAAATTGGTTTTAGTAGCTATTACTTAGCAGTCGGTAGCCAATCGCTTAAAGAAGCGGAGATTGTTACAGACGCGGCCCAAGTTCAAGAGCTTTCTCAGTTTTTAAAAGCCAAAGGTGGTAGCGGCAAAATGAATGACGGCACTCCAATCTATCGTTTAATTGTTGGAGAGATTTATCCTCTTGGCGGCGGTTTCACTACCAATCCGGCAGCACAAGTCAATGGTGTCGTCGCTTTTGATAATGATGCAAGCATCTCGCTCAAAGACTCTGAGGACGATAAGGAAGACGATAAAGAGGAGGAAAATCAAGACATAGAAACAGAAAAGTCTTCTGCTGATTTTCAACAAGAAGTTGCCGCCTTTTTGACGAATAAAAAATCAAATTCCATTTCAGTGATAAAAAATGTAAAAAATATAAACCATATGGACTTAGAAAAACTTATTTCAGAACTTAAGTCTGCCCTTTTGGAAAAAAAGTTTGGTGAAGAGGCTGTCGCTTCGATGACTAGCCAATTCGTAGACGCTATCAAGCAAAAGGACGCAGAGTATCGCGAGTCTCTGTCCGCAGAGAAAAACGCTAAAGAGCAAGCCGAGAAGCTTTACAAAGAGACTGTCGCCTCCGTAGAAAACATCAAGTCGGAGCTTTCCAAGACTCAAGAAGAGCTTAACCAGATCAAGAAAGTTCAAGCTGAAGAGCAAGCTCTTGCTCGCCAAAACGCTCGCGTAGCTGAACTTGATTCTGCTTTCGATCTTTCTGACGAAGACCGCAAGCTGGTTATCGGTGAAGTCCAAGCTCTTGACGCTTCTGAAGAGGCTTTCGCTTCTTACAAAGAGAAGTTCAATGTTGTTTGGAAGCATAAGAACAAAGAGGCCATCAAAGCTCAACAGGCCGAAATCGAGAAGAAGATTTCTGAGCAAGTCGAGGCTCGTCTCAAGGAAGTCAGCAAAGCTTCTACTGTAACCGCAGAGGTTAAAGTTGAAGAGCAGAAGCCCGATGTCGATGCCGCTCTCGAAAGCGCTAAAGCGACAAACACCGCCCCAGATAGCAAGATCTCTGGCGAACCCAGTCTCCGTGAGAAGTTTGCAAAAGCTTTCTCCCGCGAAAATATTAGCGTAAGCTATTCCAAATAATAAAAATTAACTGTAAACCAAATTAAAGGATAACTATATGGCAAATCGTCTTCTACCATTCCGTCAATACGACGAACATGATGTGGTAAACATGTACGCCCTTGTTGACGGCTCCGTCAACGAGAACGTAACTGGCGTTGGCGGCGGCGATGCTGGTGTCTTCGTTAAAGTTTCCGCTGGCAACTTTGACCTCGACCCAGTATCTTACGCTACCGACTCTTACCTCGGCAAAACTGACTACCCCTTCATTGGGGCTAATTCCTATCCCAAGGTTAATCTGAAGGTTACTCCTGCCGCCTCTGGCGACTTGACTAACTGCCTTGGTCTTACCCTCCGTCAAACTGCAAAGTTTGATGAGAACGGTGAGAAACTTCTCTATTACCGCCAAAAGGCTGAAGAGCTTATGTGCGTACTGCCCGGCCAAGCCGTTCCAGTCGCTACTCGCGGCGTCTTCACTCTCGGCCCCTCGGCCATCGACGGCGCCCTCACTGTTGGTTCTGGCTTCAAGCTTTCCGCTAACAGCGGCAAAGTCACTGGCTGCGCCCACACTGATGACGGCAAGCTCGGCGTCATTCTCGGCACTGGCTCGCGCTCACCCCTCACCTCAACTGCAAACCTCAATGACCAGTTCTCTGGCATCTTCGCCGTAGTTGGTCTGCGCATGTAATAAGAAAGGAACTATCTAAATGAAAATCACCTTAAAGCGCACTCCAGAACAACTTGAGCTTATTAAAGCAATGGCTAGCCGTAATCGCACCGTTGCTTATGATGCTCAAGTCGCCCTCGCTGAATTTATCGGTCCCGTTCTCGCAGAAGTTGTAAACAATGCTCCTACACTGAGCAACCTGTTCACCACCCTGCCTTTCAACGCTGACGATAATCCCAGCATCCCACTCGACCTCTACTTCGACATCAATGACGAGGACTACATCACTGTATTCTCGCAGTCAGTAGCTGGCGGTCTGCCCACCAATCAGGTTCTTCCCACCGTATCGGAGATGAAGATCACCACCTACAGCCTTGACAGCGCACTTTCGTTCGACCGTAAGTACGCCGCCAAGCATCGTATGGATGTTGTCGCTAAGACCTTCACCCGTATGGCTCAGGAAATCCTCCTGAAGCAAGAGCGCACCTCTGCTAACCTCGTAATGTCAGTTCTCGCTACCGCTGCTACCAATGGCAAGGATCACGTTCAACGTGCCAATGCCGCTGGTCGTTTCCTGCTGGCTGACCTGAACGAACTCCTCACCCTCGGCAAGCGTATCAACACCTCTTTTGCCAAGGGTACCCCTGCTGGCGGCGCTCGCGGTGGTCTGAGCGATCTTCTGGTTTCGCCAGAGATCGTTGAGCAGATCCGCGCTATGGCCTACAACCCAATCAATGTCAAGGGCTCGCCCTCCGTCTCTTCTGCTGGTAACGGCAGCGAGAACGGCATCGCTGCTCCTGACGAGATGCGTATGGCCGTATACAACAGCGCTGGTATCCCCAGCTTCTACGGCGTATCTATCCTTGAGTTCAGCGAGATGGGTAAAGGTCAGAAGTTCAACACCATCTTCGACACTGCTGCTGGCTCCGACACCTTCGCTAAGGCTGACGGTTCCACTGGCGCTGCCGCGTTCGATGGTGCGACCGAAGAGATCCTTGTTGGTATCGACCGCTCCCGTGAGTCCCTGCTCCGTGTTGTTGCTACTGATCCAGATTCTAGCGCCGAGTTCACCCTCGTTGCTGACGACCAGTACAGCATCCGTCAGAACAAGATCGGCTACTTCGGCTCGATGGAAGAGGGTCGTATCATCCTCGATACCCGCGCCCTCGTAGGCAAGATCGTCTAAGGTTAATGTTTATCAAAAACCCGCCTCGAAAGGGGCGGGTTTTTTTATTCTCTATAACATAGAAAAGTGTAAAATAAAGAGTATTATCTTATATGGAAATCTCTACTGGACAAAGTAAGGCTCCTAAGAAAGCCAATTTAATTGATGAAATTAATTCTATAAAAGATAAGAACTCGCCCGAATACAGGGACAAGATTCGGCAGCTAGAAAAGACCCTAGGTATCACTGAAATTAATATTTTTGGCACTGCTAATCGTAAAATTTTTGAAGAGAATTTGGATACTATGTCTGACCGTCAAATTCAAAGTCTTGCAAATAAATTAAAAATTGATCCTGCTGGCAGCAGGCCCAATTTAAAGCAAAGACTGCTTCGTCAATTTGACACGCAAAATGTTGCGAGCAGAGGTTATTTCGTTCCTCAGCCGCAAACTAAACAAGTTTTCTCTGATGAACAGAGAGAAGAATTAAACAAAGTTTTAAATGGCTAATATCCAAGAAATAGCTAGTGGAATTTTTTATTACGAATTCGACGCTGATACTGGTGAGACTAACATCAGTATGATTTCTGGTTGGCTACAAGCCAACCTTGGTGAGCTTAACAGTCTTATATACACAGATTATAGCGGCGCTTCTACTGATCTGGGACTAGAGGAGCAAAACATCCTCAAGCACCTTTATTTGATGCATTATTACAAGAAGAAGTCGCGAAATGCAATTAAGACAATTGGAAGCTCAACTCCAACTAACAACGTCGTTTCAATTCGTGACGAAGATTCTTCCGTTACTTTCTTGAATGGCAACGAAGTTAGTAAACAGTTTGTTATCTTGTCTAAAGATCACGGTGCTGAATTAAATAGATTAGTTCATGCTTACAACTCTTATCAAGGCAAGCCTGTTCAAGTTGTCGCTAAGAATATGGTTGGCGAAGTTTTGAATACTTTAGCAACTGGAGTTTAGCTTTAATTTAATTAAAATTAAAAATCAAAAGCGCATCTTTTATGGTGCGCTTTTTGTGTAAATTGTATTAGCCGCCATGCCTGCCTCCACCTACAATATTTCAATCGAAAGGAATGTGGACTTCTGTTTAGTCTTAACTTTGAAGAATGATACTGGAACAGCTATTGATGTCACGAACGCCACAATTGATGCAGAGATTAAGCAGGATTATTACTTTCCAAATATCGCAACTTTCACAGTAACCAAAGTCACGCCAGCTTCCGGTCTAATTAAACTTACATTGAGCGCGGCACAAACTGCCGCTCTTCATCCTGGTCCTTTGAAGTATGATGTTCTTGTAAAGTATGCTGATGGAACAATTCAAAAAATATTAAAAGGAACGGTATCAGTAGATACTAATATCTCA